ATCATACAGATGGTACTGGAAAACAGGGTGTAAAAGGTAGTGGTAAACCACAACGTGGAAGAAAAATCAAAAGCGAGAAGTACGGCGGCCCAAATAAGTATTGGCCAGGCAGTAGAAAATAAAACTTTTAGGATATCATAAATTGGAAAAATTTTTTATTTGGTTAGAAGGCCCCAATGTCCTTTCAACAGCCAAAACTATTACTTATCGAATCATTAGTACTGTTACAACATTCACCACAGTATTTGCATTTACTAACAGTATTAAAGATAGTTCTATCATGACATTAATATTTGCATTATACAAACCTGTGCAGTTTTGGATCCATGAACGACTGTGGCTAGTTTGGGAACGTCGTAGAGAAAACCAAAGAATTTCAATACTTTTAAATAAAACTAACTAATACAGTTAATGCAGTAATTGACTTAAAATGATTACCTTAACTGACTCCGCGATTAAAAAAATTCAATATCAATTAGATAAACGAGGTCATGGGGTTGGAATCAGAGTTGGTGTGAAAACTACCGGATGTTCTGGTTTTGCCTATGTATTGGAATATGTTGATCAGTATAATGCAGAACCAGAATATATTAATTATGCACATAGTAATTTTGTTGTGTTGGTTGATAAAAAACATGAAGTATATTTAAAAAACATGGTTATAGATTACGTTCGTCAAGGACTGAATGAGGGGTTTGAATTTAACAACCCCAATGAACGTGATCGATGTGGATGCGGAGAAAGTTTTAGGATTTAATATGGCATATTCAGATAGTGTAATTGATCATTATGAAAACCCTCGCAATGTGGGTAAGTTCGATATAGATGATTCTGTAGGCACCGGTATGGTGGGGGCACCGGCATGTGGAGATGTAATGCGATTACAAATAAAAGTAGAAGATGGAGTGATAACAGATGCAAGATTTAAAACATACGGATGCGGAAGCGCCATCGCCAGTTCAAGCCTTGTTACCGAATGGGTCAAAGGACGGACGCTTGACCAAGCGAGAGAAATTACTAATTCAAGAATTGCTGAAGAACTGGCCCTCCCGCCGGTTAAAATACATTGCAGCATACTTGCAGAAGACGCTATAAAAGCCGCAGTAGACGACTACAGGAGCAAACATGGATCAAATTGAAATCACTAATTCTGCAATACTTAAAATTGCTGACATATTAGCAGAGGAAAATAATCCAGATTTAAAATTGCGTACATTTGTTCAAGGTGGCGGGTGCTCTGGTATGCAATATGGGTTCACACTTGATGAAATACAAAACGAAGATGATTTTGTAATTGAAAAAAACGGAATTACAGTATTAATTGATTCAATGAGTATGCAGTACCTAATCGGCGCCACTATAAATTATAAAGAAGATTTAACTGGTAATCAATTTGTTATTTCAAATCCTAATGCCCAAACTACTTGCGGTTGTGGAAGCAGTTTTTCAATTGGTTGACAACTCCTAAAAATTGTTATATAATTAGAATATAAACAACAACTTATGGGAAAATCTATGAATCATTGCGATAGCATTATTCGAATTCTTCGTGATCACAATAGTCGGTTAGACAAAGAAGCCATTATTCAAACTGAACTTGAGTCAAATAATGTAGAACTGTTTGAAGGTCTAAGAATGACATTTGATCCTATGATAACGTTTGGGGTCAAAAAAGTTCCCACACATGGTGGTGGTGAAGGACAGGGATTGCCATGGGAGGCCTTTAAGGAATTGGCTCGTGCCCTAGCATTACGTGACCTCACTGGTCATGCCGCCCGTGATGCAATTGAATTGGCATTGGGTGCAAGTACAAAGTCACAGTGGAATGATTGGTATCGACTAATTTTAATCAAAGATCTAAAGGCAGGCATTGGTGAAGCCACTGTAAACAAAGTGGTATCAAAACTCAATAAAACAGAATACACAATTCCATTGTTTGAGTGTATGTTGGCACACGATGGAGTCAAAAATGAAAAGTATATACAAGGTCGCAAACTGTTAGAACCAAAACTTGATGGTGTTCGAGTCATTACGGTGATCAATGTAGCCAATAAAACTGCTATTATGTATAGCCGTAACGGAAAATTATTGGAAAACTTTGGTCATATTACCACTGCTATTGAAAAAAATATTGCATCATTTGAACGCAGTATGATATTGGACGGTGAGATGGTAAGTTCTAGTTTCCAAGCATTGATGAAACAAGTACATCGTAAAAGTGATGTACAGAGTGATGATGCAAGATTGATGTTGTTTGATATTCTTCCTCTTATTGAATTCCAATCAGGGGAAAGTACCATGGGACAACGTCGACGTAGCAATCTGTTACGTTCCATGAAGCCTATCTTTGATCAAATTGGCGGTATTGATATTATTCCACAAAAAGAAGTGGATCTATCCAGTTATGTTGGTGAGTTGGAATTCAAACAATATAACAAAGATGCCATTGAAGCTGGGTATGAAGGTATCATGATCAAAGATATTGATGCAGTTTACAAGTGTGAACGAAGTCGAAGTTGGTTAAAAATGAAACCTTTTATTGAAGTTAGTTTGGAGATCAAAGATGTTGAAGAAGGCACTGGAAGAAATATGGGAAGGTTGGGAGCATTGGTTTGTTCCGGACAAGATGACGGGAAAGATATCACAGTCAATGTTGGTAGTGGCTTTAGCGACAGTGATCGAGATGAGTTTTGGGGCAATCGTGATAATCTCATTAATCAAATTGTGGAAGTAAGGGCTGATGCAATTACACAAAATCAAGACGGCACATATAGTCTACGTTTTCCACGTTTTCTACGTTTTCGAGGGTTTGTGGCCGGAGAAAAACTGTGATTCAAAAAACTAAATAAATTCTTTAAGGAACACCGTGTCAAAAGAAGATATCATTGAAATGCCAGGTACAATTGAAGAAGTATTACCAGGGGCAATGTTTAGAGTTAGGTTAGAAGATAGCAAATCGTTAATTTTGGGACATATTAGTGGTCGTATGCGACAAAATAAAATTAAAATTTTATTGGGTGATAAGGTTATGGTAGAAATGTCGCCCTACGATCTTACTAGAGGTCGAATATCTTATAGAGAAAAATGATTGTTATTTAAAGTAAAACCCCAGTTTAAACTGGGGTTTTTTATGACAGGTAATATTCCCAACTAGGGTGTTGCGGTTCCCATCCCAACTTTTTACGTTTTTCAGCTAATTGAAAATATGTAGGTTTATAGGGTTTGATTTTTGGAACTATTTTTTTATTGTTGCCTTTAGATGAGTTACATTTAGAACAGGCACAGACACAGTTTTCAAAAGTACTTTTTCCGCCTAGGCTCACTGGCAGTACATGATCCAAAGTTGCAAATTTTCGATTTACTTGTTCAGAACAATATTGGCATACGTAATTATCCCGTAAAAATACATTTTGTTTGCTGAATCGTACAGCATTCTTTTTCTTTTGATAATTTTTTAGTATCATCACGGCAGGAACTGGTGTTGACCATCGTTCGCTGTGTACAAACCAATCTTCGTACCATTCCAATACCACAGCTTTTTCCGAAACAAGATAAAGGATTGATTCCTCCCAAGATATTATGCTTAGAGGAAGTAGGCTTACTGGGCTGGCATCTGCATTTAGTACAAGTGTGGACAATTTTAACTCACTTTTACAATAACTTGAATATTTATCTGCGTATCTTAGTCTAGTTATTATAATACAACTTTGTTCAAAATGCAACTAAATACTGAATAACCCAGCCAAGGACAAACAATGACATTATACTATGTAAACACCGGGAGCGGACCAAATAGTCACGATGGAGATTCTCTTCGAACGGCTTTTAATAAAATTAATGCCAATTTTAACCAAATAAACAGCGGTACTTTGGGAGCGGTATTAATTCAAAGCCCGGCGGCTCCTCGAGGGTACGGACCCGGAGCATTTTGGTATGATACTGAATCTGGGAGAACTTATGTTTATTATAATGGTTCTTGGGTTGATGCCAGTCCAAATAATCAATCAAATCAGTCTAATAAGGTATCAGTAGGGCTTTATGATCCAGATTATGAACAATTTTTTAATACAGTTACTAATGTATCAAAAATTAATTTTGATGCGTTAGCTGATTTTAACGTAACAGATCAAGGCAACGGCAGTGTATTAGTTGGGATGAACTCTACATTCAAATATATAAACATTGCAGGACAAACAGGATTAACTGCACAGGGTGTGGATACTTTAAATTTAGTAGCTGGCGATAATATTGGAATAGTTTTAAGT